GGATAAAGATAGCATCAGCGGGATGGTGATCGTGGCACTGTCGGTGATTGTGGCATTATCACTGTTGATGCCGGATGCGAAGCAGGAGGAGAGTCTGTAGTAAGGTGGTTTCCGCTCCGGTTCGATGCCGGGGCCTGCACAAGTTGAATAAGTAAAGTTTCTGATTATGGAAATGTTTGGAAAGACACTGTGTGTGACACGTAATGAGTTGGTTCTTGGCGGAATTGTCAGTCCGGCTACTTATGACAAATATGTCAACAATGGGAAATTTATTGTTGCAAGACGTGGATGTAGAAGCCGGGAAGCATTGATTATTTATGAGAAATTACCGGAACCGATTCGCAATAACTATGATACCAAGAATCCCAAAGCTAAAGAACAAATCAAAAAACATCAAGTAATACCCATGGACAGTCGATTAAAAAGCGACAGCAAAGCTGTTGATTTCTATAAGAGATATACTCCGAAGATTTCTTTGGACCGCCAGGCGGAATATACCTTGAATGCCAAGGTTCTGAACGCTATGATGTCACTTGAGGCGAGCATGCGCGATTCGCAAGGTAAGTGCGGTTTTCAGGACAATAAGATGATACGTGAACAGGTTGTTGCCCTGTGCGAAAGCCTGCGTGAACGCTACCGGCACACGCTTCCGAAGGCTCGATTGATGGAAAAGTATGCCGCTTATAAGAAGTATGGTTACGCGGCGCTTGTCAATGGCAATGCCGGTAACCAGTCCGCCCGCAAGGTTGGCCCGAAGGAAGGCCGACTGTTGCTGAAGTTGAAGCGAAGCAAATTCCCGGTATATACCGACCAGCAGATATTCGAAGAGTTCAACCACATCGTAGAAGAGCGGAATGCACATGCTACCCGTGAAGAAGATAAGTTGAAGCCGATTGCATCGCCCCAAACGGTTATTAATTACCTGTATAAAACCAGCATCAAACTGTGGTGGTATGGCGTCGTTCACGGTGAAATTGCTTTTAAGAACGAGTTCATGCCCCAGTTCGATACCAAGCTTCCGGATATGCCGAATACATTGTGGTATGGTGACGGTACGAAACTCAATCTCTATTACAAGGATTATGATAAGAAACAGAAACGCATGGTGGCGCGTACCATTGACGTGTACGAGGTGATGGACGCCTGTACGGAAGTCTTCCTGGGATATTCTTTCGGCGTTGAAAACTTCCTCACCCAGTATGATGCCTACCGCATGGCACTGGAAACATGGAAGGTGAAACCTTATGAGATTGTGACCGATAACCAGGGCGGACATAAGAAACCGGAAGCACAAGCTTTTTTCAAGAAGATTTGCCACTTGCATAAAACCACCATGCCCCACAATGGCCAGTCAAAAACAATTGAGAGTGCCTTCGGGCGTTTCCAGATGCAGGTTATGCACAAGCTTTATAACTATACCGGGCAGAATATCACTGCAACAAAAGAGAACAGCCATGTCAACGTGGACCTGATCATGAAGAACATCGCCCAGCTTCCCACTTTGGAAGAGATGAAAGAACAATACCTGCAATGCCGCAAGGAATGGAATGAAATGCTGCATCCAGCTTCTGAAACAGGTATGACCCGTATGGAGATGTACACCACGCTCAGTAGTCCGAATGCCGAGCCGTTGGATGACTTCGGGGTACAGGAACTTTTCATGCTGCTGAGCAAAGACAGCGTGAAGTATAACAAACACGGTTTCATATTCGAGCGCAACAAGCAGGAATACCGCTACATGGTATATGGCGAAGATGGACTGGTAGATATGAATTTCCACATGCAGAATATTGGCAACAGTTTCCGTTACCGCTATGATCCCAAAGATATGACTGCTGTGGAACTGTGGGAAGTGGGTGCAAAGGGTGCGTTGAAATATGCAGCCACAGCCACGCCAAAGGTTGTCATTCATCGTGCCACGGCAGATCGGACGGAAGAAGAAAGCACCCGGCTATTCGCCCAGATACACGCCAATAAGCGTGCTCTTGTGGGGCATTACATTGCCTGCGAAGAACTTCTGCTTGAAGAGTGCATGAGCGAAGCTTATACGAAACTCGTGATGCCTATTCCGGTGGGTGAATCCCAGAAGAGCATGGAGCGTCAGCGTGAAGAATACGCCAATGAGGAATTGACCGCCCCGGTACAGTATCCCGAAGGTGTGGGACCGGGAACTTACAATTCCGAACCGGAGGAAGAGCCTGCGGGCATCGCTTCGCCGGGCGAATACACCAAGCTGGTTTCCGGCATGACAGAGGCGGAAATGTACCAGTCATTCTTCAACAACAATTAACCAGTATTCAATAATCAATTAAATACCCTTCAAATAATGAAAGAATTAAGTAAACAAGACAAAGACGCCATTCGGGACGCCTTGATGGAATATTGCAGTAACTATCCCAGCCAGAACCGTGCCAGCGAAAGCCTGAACGGGGTCAGCGCCGCTACGGTATCGCAAATTTGTAATTCTAAGTACACCAGCATCAGCGACGATATGTTCAGTCGTATAGCCGCACAGATAGGCTACAGCCTTGAACGCTGGACGCTGACCGAAAGTGATGCTTTCAACCGTATCACCTTCGCCATGACGGATGCACAGGCTTACAAAAACACCACTTGGGTGGTGGGCGATGCAGGTTGCGGCAAGACTACCGCAGCCATTGAATATCGTCGTACTCACCGCAACGTCTTTTATATCCTTTGCTCGGAAGACATGAAGAAAAGCGACTTCGTGCGCGAGATCGCCAAGCAGGTGGGCGCACCGGTGGACGGGACGAACCTGCGGGATATTCTGGAATACGCCATCTCCATGATCGCCTTCCTTCAGAACCCGCTCATTATCTTCGATGAAGGCGACAAGCTGACTGACTCCGTTTTCAGCTACTTCATCAGCATTTACAACCGTCTGGAGAATAAGGCGGGTATCATTTTCCTTTCTACCGATTATATCAAACGTCGTGTGGAGAACGGCCTTCGCTATAACAAGAAGGGCTATAAGGAAATAAACAGCCGTATCGGCCGTAAGTTTTTCGATGTGAATGTAGCCACCGAACAGGATGTATATGCCATCTGCCAGGCTAACGGCTTGACTGACCTTGCAGAGATAAAGCGTGTTCAGCGTGAGGCCGCCCAGGGCGAATATGATCTTCGCCGTGTGAAACGTGTGGTGCATGCCTGCAAGCGTATCCAAGAAGCTCAGCGTATGAAAGGAGAACAAGCATGAGTGAGACAGTGAATGATGCAAAGACTTTCCAGCGCAACGCCAAAGGGGTGCGGGAACTGCTGAGCATGAAGTTTGAAACGTTGCCTTTTGAAGGCGCCTGGCATGACGCTTTCGGCACTCCGGAGCGTAGAGGTGTTTGGATGGTATGGGGCAATACAGGCAACGGGAAGACATCCTTTGTGATGCAACTCTGCAAAGAGTTGTGTCGTTTCGGGCGCGTGGCTTACGATAGTCTGGAAGAAGGTGCCTGCCTGACGATGCAGAATACACTGAAGCGCTTCAACATGCAGGAGGTAAACCGCCGTTTCCTGCTGCTGGATGCTGAACCATTGGATCAATTGAGTCTTCGCCTGAAACGGCAAAAAGCTCCCGACTTTGTGGTTATCGACAGCTTTCAGTATACACAGATGACTTATGCCCAGTATATCAGGTTCAAGGAACAGCACCGAAATAAATTGCTTATTTTCATTAGCCATGCCAGTGGCAAGAATCCGGACGGGCGTAGTGCGAAGAAAGTGGCGTTCGATGCTTCATTGAAGATATATGTCGAGGGATATCGGGCTTTTTCCAAGGGGCGGTTTATCGGTCCTGTCGGGCATTATGATGTATGGCCGGAAGAAGCTGCCAGATATCGTGGGGAAAATATTTCAATTAGTGATTAATATTTAGTGATTAGCGATGAAGATAATCAAGGATAAACTTATTACCCCCGGGCAAATGAAGGCTCTGCACGCCACCTTCCGCCGCATCGGTATGAACGACGAAGCCCGCCACGGCTGCATCCATGAGTTTACTTCCGGACGGACACATAGCAGTAAGGAACTTACGATGCGCGAAGCTCAGCAACTGCTTGATAGACTGAACCCGATGGATGACAAAGCCAGGGCGCTGCAACGGAAGGAAGCACAGTTCGTGTTCCGCGATATATACCGATTGTCCTTCCTGATCCCGCAGTTGAACCAAGGGTTCACCAGCGACAGTGAAGAGGAATATCAGATGAATGTGGCGAAACTGAACGTCTGGGCGCGGAAATATACGAAGGCCCGCAAGGATGTGACAAGGATGGCCCTCTGGGAACTACAGGAGACGAAGAAGCAACTGGAGGCATTTATGAGACGCGAGGAAAAACGAAAAAAAAAATAATTCAGATGATGAGAAAGCAACAAGAAATCAACCGTGCGGTAGACATACTCCGTAAGAAGGGCGATCGGATCAGTGTAGCTCAGGCGGAAGTACTGGAACAGAAACGTACGGAAACGCAACTTTTTAAGGAGTTTGTGATGTCGGTGGGCGAGGAAAAGAAAGACGAACGGTTTTTCTATGCCCTGCGTGATGCCGCACGCTATGCCGCAGGCGGAATGGAACTTGAGGACTTGATACCGGATGCGGACAAATACCCGGCGGACGAACAGGCAGGGACGGATGCCGGCAGTGTGACCCTTTCATGGAAAGAGTATAACGACCTGTTGCTCCGCATCGAACGCCTGGAGCAATGGATAGGTCTCAGCAGAAAGCCTGCCACACTGAAGCCTGTAGAGATGCCCGAAGGTATGGACATGACCGGCATGCTTAAGCAGAACGAGGCTTGCCAATACCTGAACTGTGGCAAGAACACCATCAAAAAGTGGGCGGCTAAAGGACTCGTGCATGCCTGGCAAAAAGGGAAATATGTGTATTACAGCAAGAAAGAGCTGGACAAAAAAATGAAGAGGCTGAGAGAGGAGGCGCAGTCATGAAAGACTACACCGACCGCAGCCGCCTTCATCTCGACACCGTCGACAAGTTGGATTACCGTAGCCGGCTTGCCGGACAACTGGAAGCCAGTGCCAACCGTATCTGCGAGTATCTTGACCGTTTGCATGCAGGTACCGGTACCTTGAGCCCCGCCGAATATGATCGCCTGCTGGACGCCTATCGTGCCGAAATGGTACGCTATGACCATCTTGACCGGAAACTGGTCGTGTTGGAGTCACCGAAAAGGTATGTGAATGAGGATTTGCAGCGCAAGAGAAATGAAGAAAGAAGAGCTAAGATTAATTATTAACCAATAAATAGAAAGAATTATGGATTTATCAACATTATCAGTAGAAGAACGTGCCGCCTTAAAGGCACAGCTGGATGCCGAGGAAAAGGCAGAGCGTAACCGTATCGAGCGGGAACGTGAAACGTACAAACAATTGGTGGACGCCACCGTCAAGGCCAGCGTAACGAAGTTGCAAAGCCTCTCATCCGAGATGATGCGCATCAAGCAGGAAGTGTTTAATGAGTTCGGTACGGTCATCAAGTTGAAGAACGAGCTTTTCAAGGTGAAGAGCGGACGTCAGACTGACACTTTTACCACCAGCGACAGCCGCATGAGCTTGACACTCGGCAACCGCGTGAATGAGGGCTGGGATGATACTGTGGAAGCGGGCATCGACATGGTGAAAGAGTATATCAAGACCATGGCCAAAGACGAAAACTCTGCCAACCTGGTGGACACAGTCATGAGTCTGCTTGCTAAGGATCGCAAAGGTGCGCTGAAGGCCAACAAGGTATTGGAACTGGAAAAGCTCGCCGTCAAGTCGAAGGATGAACGATTCCTGGAAGGCATCAATATCATTAAGGCGGCTTACCGTCCGGTGCCGACGTGTCAGTTTATTCAGGTGGAGATGAAGGATGAACAGGGTAATGCGGTGAATCTGCCGTTGTCACTTTCAGCGATGTAGGGTTATGGCACGGATAAGATATAGTTCGATTATTCCGAACGACAAACCGCAGTGGTTGCTGAATGTACAGGCGGTAGTGTCGGACGTGTTGGCTGATGTGGAACTGCAAGGCGGCGAACGGGACTTCAGGAACTTGAAGTCTTTCATTGATGCCAAGATACAGGCGGAACGGGAACGTGGTACTCTCTTCC